AAGACAGCTTAAGTACTGTCTGGAAGAACTCTTTTTCTTTGTCCGGAGGCTTCGGCGGGAGAGTGCCAGGCGTCAACGTCGGTCGACGTTCTTCCCATCGAGCCATATTTCAACGCCTCCACCGAACGCAGAGTCTCCCCCATGTTCAGATTTGAAAACAGCGCGGCGCGCATACGCATGCCACTCTTTGCCCGTCATGCGGAGCTGTTGGTTCTTGTTGTAATCCCAGCCCCAGAACTTCGTCCGAGGGGGCAGCGTGACTTGCTTCATGTTCGCGGCCTTGTCAGTAGACATAGCCGGAACCGCTGAACTCGGCATCTGCCCACGGGCGACGGCATAGCACCCGACCGAGATAGTTCACGGTCGCGAACCCGGGCACGAGGTAGGTGCGGCCGTCGCAGTCGACCACCGTCCAAACGAGCCGATCATCGGCCGATTGAACAGCCGGATCATCCCAGTTTCGTAGCGGCGTGCCGTCCGGGCCATCGGTAGGCCCATAACGACGATCAAACACCGCCCACGAACGAGCGCGGACGCGGGTCATGGCTTGTCCCCCTCGATGTCCCGCTCACAGTAATCAGTTACGCCACAATCGTACCCCCGGCGGTACGCATGGCGGTCTTCGTCAGCCCGCTCACGCACGGCGGGATCCTCTCTGCCATTGGCGCGACCGTCGTAGTAGCCCCGCGCAAACCAGTACTCTGACCACGAATTCATGCCTCGCCTCCCTCAAGCTTGCGAAGCACCTGCTCGATCTCGGAGCAGACCTTGTAGCTATTCTCCGCGCCCGGGACTCGGAAACACGGAGCGGTATTCAAGGCCCGCAATGCGAGCCGCAAAACGGCTATGACTTCGTTCTTGTCCACGACAGGTCTCCTTTCTAGCTTTCTACGCTGGACTAGCCCAGCCCGCCGATCCTATACCGAGGCACTAGGCTTCCGCAAGGGTGTACATCAGCATTCCCCACGGGACTGTCGAATAGGCATAGCTCGCGATCGGGGCGGTGTCGACCCCCGACTTCACGAGCTCGATCGCCTGCCCCCCGGCGTACACGAGCAACTGCCCATGCTTCACGATGGAGAGCTTGGGCGGGCAATACAGGACGAGAATGAACGTCCGCACCCCGTACTCGGCATGCCGCATATGGAAGGCGACCTGATGCGGGGACAGGCTGACCTTGCGCCCCTTCTTGACCAGCTTGAGCTCGACCGGAACCACCTCCCCCGTCTGCCGGAAGGCGATGAAGCAATCCGGGATGCCGAGGTTTACCCGGGACTCAACGCGGGTAATAAGGCAGCTTGGGAGGTTTTCCTTTAGCCTTCGGTACAGGGCGGTCTCTGGCTTGGTCGGCATCGGAGGGCTCCTCTACGGCCGCCGGAGAAGCCTCCTCGGCGGACTTGCTGTTGGGTAAGGCCTCACTAGGCTCTGGGTCATCCAGCGTCCCACGGACCTGCTCCGGCGTAACGTCGATGATCGGGCTGCCGTTGCCGTACAGCTTTTTGATCTCCGCGAGCTTGCGCTCGACCTCTTCCTTGCTCATGGAATCGATCGTGCCGTGCCTGATCTCCTTGCGATCGATGTAGATCGTTCCCAAGGCCTGCCCTCGACGGTACTCCGCCTGGACAGCCGCGCCGTAGGCCCCCGCGGCCAGGGCCTGGTCGCGGATGACCTGCAAGTCCCTCATGTGCCGCTCGTAGGTCGTGCCGTACTTCTCGGCCATCTCCGCCCGGACCTTCTGGATGGCGGCGACGATGTGCGGGTTGACGTCTGGATCCGTGAGCTCTTCCGCTTTCTTCTTGGCGTTCTTGGCCGTGTAGCCTGCCCGCAGGACTGCTTCTTGAAGCGTTACGTGGCCGTCCCCCGAGACGAACTCGTGGACGAACGTCCACTCCTGCGTCGTCAGCTCCCTGCGCTTATGCGGCCGTACAGGTCTCGAGAGCTTCTCTAGGGTCTGGGGCTGGAGTCCCTTGCCCATCTGCTTGCTGAACTCCTTGTCGGCCTTGCTGCGCAGTTTCACGCGACCCTCCAGATCCGCCAACCGTTCTCGAGCCGCCGGCAGGAGAACTTCACCCCGTGGCGCTTGGAGTACATCCACGCCGCGCTCCGCGCGTTCTTGGCCGTCCCGGCATCGGGCAGTAGGAAACTATCCCCTACCCGCATGACCGGGAACGGGTACCTCTCGCGCGCGGTCTCGGCCGGCAGCGGTACGTCAGAGTCAACTCTTAACATACCGTCTAGTCTACCCGGAACAAGTCTGGGGCGTCCAGAGGCCGAAGGCGCCAATTTGGCGCTTTTAGTAGTACCTGGAGGGGTCTACAAGAAAAAAAAATCTCGAAAAAAAAGTCGCGCGCGCACCCCAGTAAAATTACACCTACAAGACCCCTGTAATACCCTGTGTAGCTCTAACACACTGATTTACAACACTTCTTACACCATTACGTCTATTACGCCATTTTTTAAAATTTTTTCATAAAAAACACATTAGACCCCCCTAGACCCCTACTAGAAGCGTGTTTTAGGCCTGTTTTGGCCACCAGCCGGTCATTTCCGCCCTCTTGCCCCTTGAGCCGTGGTCCGTGACCCTTGTTGCCTCCTTAACCCCCTTGCCCAGTTACCCTCCCCCAACAACAAGACAAGTGGACACAGTGGCCCAGTAGACCCCAGTTGCTTGCCGTGGGCCACGGCCCATGCCAATGCCCCCCGCATAAAGAAAAACCCCGGGTCTTTCGACCCGGGGTCCGCGGCAAGTTGGAGGAGCTAGCTGATCTAGGGAGATGGCCGCGGGAAACCCTACTGTATCTGCGTCCCCATGACGCGCCGGAAGTCTCCCTCGAGCATTCGGGCGGCGAGGTGGGCGGGCATGATCTCTCCGAACTCGACTTCGGAGATATCGATCTCGACCTTGGGGGGAAGGCCCCCGGGGACGATGACCACGGGCCCGACGAGGCCGTAGCGGGTGCCGTTGATGGTGAGGGTAATGATCTGGACGTAGGCCCGTGGTTCGTCGCCCACGGTCTCTTCCAGGCGTTCCGCCAGCGTGGTCATGGCCTTCATGCTTCCATATTGCGCTTGGGCTCGTGCCCTCGCAAGTCGAGAAGCACGGCCTTGAGCTTTTTGGCCTCTTCGGCGAGGGCTTCCAGGAGGACGTTTTGGACTTCGATTCGTCGTCGCAGTCCGGCGATGTACTCTTGGAGCTCGAGATCCTGAACCGGGACCGGAGGGCTGTCGGTGCTGTAGGTCGCCGGCCGCATCACCGGGCTCTCCCCTGTATCCGATGGGACACAAGCGTCGCGTAGCCGGCGATGTCGTCCCACGAGTCGCTCTTGTTGGGGTTCCCGTTGACGATCCGGGCCATCTTGGTCGCGATCATCTCAAGGGCTTCCCATTGGTCGTCGGTGAACTCCTGGCCCATCTCCCGTGCGTGATCGGCCATCTCGCGCTTCAGGGCCTGGGCGAGCCGGGCGAGGTTGACGAACGCGCCGTAGTCCGGGGCACGGGAGTCGAGGAACGCCCCGTCCGCCGTCACCGGCGCCGGGCCCACACCCGGATCCGGGGCGTATGAACGAGGATCGAGCACCAGGTCTATCGTCTTCTGCGCCCCCTGCGCCCCCGCCTTGGCGAGGTTCTTCGTGTACCCCGCACTCAGGTCGTCGTACGAACTGGAATCGAGAACCATGACGGGCTCGCCGGGGATCACGTTTACCTGCGCCTCCCCTGCCGCCTCTGCGCGGAGCTTGTAGGCGTAGGGAACGGAGATCTTGAAGCGTTTGGCAACGCTACCGACCTTGGCGCCGGGGTTATCGAGGAACCACTGGAGGGCCTTTTGAGCGGCCGACTTCCTGGACTTCTTAACGGATGGCATTGATGACTTCCTTCTGCTGGTAGAGGTGAGCGACGCAAGAGGGCGGGAACGCCTCCTCGCTGGAGTCGTAGGCACAGGCCGCGGCAATCGGATCCGAGGCGCCACTGAGGTACGACGTCCTCATGTGCAGGTCATACGCGCAGTACGCGAACAGACCAAGGACCACGAAACCAAGAACCACGAAAAAAGCAACAAAACACTTTGTGTCGTCTTCCACAACAATCTCCTTTCTGGGCTTTCTGACAATGGATTAGAAATAGTCTCTTCCGCCTCTCGAGCATCTCCAGTTGGGTTTCGGGAGATGCGGGTCGATCGGCCTGCGTCTGTTACGCAGGAACCAAGTTATACCCCCACACACGATAAAAAACAAGAGCAGAACAACGCTGGTCATGAAATTCTCCTTCGTTTCTTCTTTCGGACGCCTTTATACACTACGCCGGCCCAGAGGAACACCGTAGTACCCTGCGACGGTCTCGAAGGCCTGGAGGTGCGATTGGATAATTTCGACATCCCGATCCTTGTCCGTATCAAAAAGCGCGATGCTGCTGCCCCGCTTGCGGGCCCGGAGGTCCTTGGTCAGTGAGCCGTGGGCCTTAGCAAGTTCCACTCCGACCACCTGGTCGATGAACTCGGTGGGCAGCCCTAGGGCAATGGGCTTAGGAACAAACCGCTTGGCGGCCTTCTTGCCCAGCATGCGCTCGAGAACAGCTTTGCGACTCATCGGATAACCTCCACCTCAGCCTCTGTTTCGATCCACACCCGTGCGCCGCAGGAGAGCGGCTTATCCGGAGAGTAAACCACCTTCGACGGGCCGTGGACCACGACCTCATGGGCGTACGTATTGGCCTTGTACGTCTTCAAGGTCAGCACCGGGTCTTGTGCTCCCGCCCTGGCGTTGGCCTTGATCACGTGCTGATTCACATGAATCACGGTCTTCATGACGCGTCCCCCTCGGGCTTCTCGCGCAGTCTCCTGTTCAGGATTTTGAGTTCGGCTTTCAAGAACGTGATCTCTTGCCCAAGAATCTCGGCTTCGGTGCGCAGTCCGCGCAAACGAATCTCGTACAGCGCCCACTCCACCTTCATCTGTTGCGGGTACTTCCACGGTTGAAGTTCTATCTCTCGTTGCCATGACCCCGGCGGGGATTCGTTGTCAATTGCTGACATACCATACTCCTGCCAAAAATCCACCAATGAAACACAGGATCGCCAAGACGATCTCTGCGACCAAGACATTGCTCCGGTCGGAGTGCATCTCCAAAATTTCCTGCTCCAACTTCCGGTTCTCTTCGCGCAGCCGGTCGTAAAGATATTCTGATTGTTTATTCATTTGCTCTCTCCTCTTTCACGAATGGCGGCGGCCGCCCAGTCACGCGCTTTGGGTGGGTGGGTGTAAAGCGGAATGCTCCACGCCAGTAATGAGGGGGGAAGATATATGCGGTACAGCGGGTTTGCGCGTATCGCTCCGTGAGGGGCTTCCATCCACGCCACAGGGTACGGCTCCGGCTCCGGCTCCGGCTCCGGCTCCGCAAGGACGGCTGCGGCAACGAGTTCAGCGAAGCGTTCAATCTCCTCGTGGGATGCAACCATTACTCCCCACATCTCCGGGCTGCTGTGGTCGCTGAACCCAGCTTCCCGCGCCAGTCGGATAATGTCTTCTCTGTTCATTTACTCTCTCCATTCCACTCCGTCCAAGACAGCAATCTCCCAAGTTGTGCCTTTCGGTCAGGCTGTTTCTTGATCAGATCGTCCGCAAGGGTGCGGGCCATGTCGTCGGGCAGTCGCAGGATCGCCCACAGCACTCCGTGGAACCAAGCATCTCGCGCACGTTCTGCGCGTTCGGCTTCGATCACTGCGTTCATGTGTTTAAGCAGTTCCTGCCTACGCTCGTTTCGTACGTGAACAACATGGGTCATTTACCTTCTCCCCTCGCACGAATGGCGGCGGCAAACATCACGCCATAGAACGGCTCTGTCTCCAAACACAACTTCGCACACGCCTCCCGCTCCTTCTCTCGCTCGACCTTTGCAACAAGTTTGGCGAAGCGTTCAATCTCCTCGTGGGATGCAACCATAGACCCCCACATCGGGTTGCTGCGGTCACTGAATCCAACCTCTTTCGCCAGTCGGATGATGTCGTTGCGTGTCATTTGTTCCCCCTCGCACGGATTTCGTCTCTGATGTATTTGAGAGCGTCAAGAGTCCAATCTCGCGCCAACTCGCCCGCCTCGCTATTGCCGATTGGAATTCGATACGCCCCAATCACCTTGATGCACGCCTCCCGCTCCTTCTCCCGCTCGTCTGCAATCAATTCAAGGATGCAGTCCAAATGAATGACTCCGACAAAATCGCGGGTGCGCTCATAAATGGCTTGTTCAAGTTCATCGCGTGTCATTTGTTCCCCCTCGCACGGATGGCGACGACGCATTCAAGAGCGGTTCCTGTCTCAAGCCCTTTCCTAGAATTCCACACGTCTTCGCATGCCTTCGCACACGCCTCCCGCTCGGCCTTCACCGCTTCTTCAAGCATCCCGCAGAACTGCGTCGTTTTCTGCCTCTCGGCGCACTTTCGATAGCCCTGTTTGACAAGGTGTTGTTCAACCAGCGCGGCGAAACGATGAAGTGATTCGGCGCCTGGGCCAATGTAAGCATCGCCAGCAGACCAAACCTCCCGCGCCAGCCGGATGATTTCATCGTCGCTCATTTGCTCTCTCCCCTCGCACGGATGGCGGCGGCGCAAATGCCCGCAATTAATGCCTCGCGGCTCGCGTTCCAAAGCGAACGCTCTGCATCACACACCTTCGCACACGCCTCCCGCTCCTTCTCCCGCTCGTCTGCAATCACTTCAAGGATGCAGTCCAAATGGATGGCTCCGACAAAATCGCGGCTGCGCTCATAAATGGCTTGTTCAAGTTCATCGCGTGTCATTTGCCTTCCCCTCTTTCACGGATGGCGTCTCTGATTTCTATCAGAGCGTCGTGAGTCCAATCTCGCGCCATCTCGCCCGCCGCGCTGTTGCCGACCGGAATCTGATACGCCTCAATGATTTTGACACACGCCTCCCGCTCATCCTCAACCGCTCGGGCGATCAGGTGCCGCAGTTGGTTTTCGGACAGAGGGTAGTGCCAATTATCGGTCGGCGGCACCGTCAGCGCGGCACCGATCAGTTTTTTCAGGTCAAGGTCGGTCATGTCGCCTCCTCCTTCGCATTCCAGAGTTTGCACCTAGACAGCGCGTTTTCCGCTGTACATCCAAACTTGCAGCACCAGTCGTTGTACCGGTAAGCACGTGGCGAATTCTTCGGGTGTCCGGCGTTGTGATGGTGTCGGCACTTGCGGCAATGCTTGTTCATGGCTTCACCTCCTCTGCTTCATCCTGCAACGCCTGATGCACCACGTTCAATGCCGCTCGGCGGGGTTGCTGCTCCGCTCTGGCGATGGCTGCTCGGGCTTGGTCATTTGCCAAGGCTCGGTAGTTCGCATCTCTGCAATTTCCGTCAAGCACCATTCGCTTCAACGCCGCCAACAGTTCCGCGTTTGCCGCCTTCAAGTCATCAACCTGTATCACATACCCACGCACAGACAGTTTCATCTCATGCCATTGGTTGATCTGATGCAGCCGCTCGTTCTCCGCATACAGCCTCCGCAGTTCGGCGGCTGCTTGATTCATGTTGCTAGCCATTTCAGCGTCATAACCATTACGGTCAAGCGCATCCGCCAGTCGTAGAGCTTTGAATTGTTCGGTCATGGCTTCGGCTCCTTCCATGCTTTTTCTTGGCACTCGTTCCAAGTGTCTCCCACCCACTTGGTGAATTCTTCGGCAGTCAAGGGTTTTGCCTGACTCTTCCCAACTTCAGCAGCCTTCGCTGCAAGTTCCAACAGTTCACGGTCGGTCATGTCTTGCCCTCCGCTTTGAGTACGGCCCGCACCCAGCATTCAGGGGCAGCGCCGTCGTGCCAGATGATCTCTGTCCCGTATTCGGGGTGGCCGTGGATGTTGAGACAATCTTCGACGGAGGCCCATACCGAGGTCGAACGACACGCCGTGAGCCAGCGAATTGCCACGGTTCCGTCCGTAAAAATCACGCCTTCAAACTGCGGTTCATGGTCGGCGTTCTTCTGGAAGTGGTTGTGCGTGTCGCGCTGACTGATATTTCTTCGGTACGCGGTAAAGCGATTCACGGCCGCACCTCCTGCGCCAGAGCGCGTTGAAGCGCGGCTTCCGGGCTTTTGTCTGCCGCCGACAGCGGGACTGGGAGGTAAACCTGCACCAACCACGCCTGATATGCATCGCCACGCACCGGCCATATTTCCTTGTCGCGCCACTCCGCGTCGTCTAGCCTGATCAACGCCCGCAGCCGCTCGTTCTCCGCGTGCAGTCGCTCATTCTCGGCGTGTTGGCGGCGCAGCGTTGTGGTGGCTTCGGTGTGCCACCTGAATCCGCGGTCGATGATGGGTCTATTTGCCAGCCGCAGGGCTTTCGGTTGTTTGCTCACGGCTTCACCTCCGCGCTCTGTGGGACGGGATAACCTGCCAGCCCCGTGGGGTCCGCACAAACCCTACCGCGATCAACGCCTCGACAGAGCGACAGTCGCTCCCTAGGCGTTTGTGGCTGCGAAAGCTTTCCGGCGTGGCGAATACCTGCTTGCACCCGGTGCAGCGGCGCACTTTAGAAACAGTCATTCTCTTACAAGCTCCTCAATGATCTCGTCCTCGAGCAGTATGCGCTGCGACTCATCCAGTACCTTCAGGATGTTTACCCGCGCAACCTTGCCGTCAGGCTTTTTAAGCGAGACGTACGCTGACACCAGCTCGAGCATGGGCGGCAGCACTTGGTCTTCGACTCTCAAGGCATCCAAGATCTCATACGTTATATCGACGTCGAGACTTATCTGTGTTCGATGTAGCACTTTCTTTCTTCCTATTGGCCTCAATGCGGGCGAGGAGCTCCGCTTCCTTGTATGTCTTGTCAAACAGTTCGTCGACCATCGGCCGAATGATCGCCCCTAAGCCCTTTTTGTAGAACTTCTGGAGCTCTTTCAGCTTCTGATAAGTCTCCATGTGAATCATGAGAGACTTGAACTTCGTTCCCCTGCGCTTCGACGGCGAATACCGCCCTGGGTAACGGTACTTGCGCTTGCGACGATTGCGCCAGACATGCTCCTTGAGCTTGGCAAGCTTCGGCTCGGCAGCCTTGTCTCCCGCTTCCACACGTGTGGTCAGGCGCTTCACGCCCAGCCTCGGGAATGCGAGATTGAAAGCGTCGTAACTGAGCGCTGTCCACTTAAGGCCCTTAGCCAAGGGCTTTGAACCCGGCGATCTTTTTTTCCAAGGCACAGAACTCTCCTTTCTCTTGTCGTGACTCTACTCATAAGATACCAGAAACGCAACTATCCTTTCGCTTCTCCCCAGGACGGCCCAAGCTCGACGTCGACCCGGGAGGGGACTTCCAATGAAACGGCTTCGGCCATGATCCGTGAGGCGTGTTCCGCCTCCGTGCGATCCCGCACACTCACCGCGACCTCATCATGCACTTGCAGAAGCAAGCGAAAGCCCGCCTTGTGCAACGCGACCATCGCGGCCTTGGTCTGATCGGCCGCAGAGCCTTGAATCAGGCGATTCAGGCCCTTGTACGTCATCGCCCGCTTGATCCGTGGTCCGTACTCCATGACGGCCTGTTCGCGGGGCAGCGCCTTATTGATCCCGTACGCCACGGGTTCCCAGAGCGGGAAGCGGCATTTGCGCCCCAAGAGCGTGCGGATCGAGCCGCTGGAGGCGGGGTGTTCGATGCGTCTCATGACGGCGTTCACCGTGCCCTTCAGGAACGGGACGTTCCGGTGGAAGCTATTGATCAGTTCTGCGGCTTCTTCAAGCGGGAGGTCCAGGGAGTTGGCGAGCTTCTGCTTGCCCATGCCGTACATCAACCCCAGTCCGATGGTCTTGGCGGCTTTGCGTTGGATCCCCGCCATATCCGCCACCATCTGGTGGAAGTCGGTGTTTGGGTCGTTGCGATATGCCTCTGCCATGCGCTCTGCGCCTGGGAGATCGAGTAGGGT